CAAGCCGCAACTCAAGCTGGAGGTATGACTGATGGGGCTAAAGGACCTGCTGCAAAGGCGTGATCACGTCGCAAGCGCCTATCGAGCGGTATTTGAATCTCCGCAAGGTGAAATCGTGCTGGCCCACTTGGCTAAGCACGGTTTTGTTTTCGACTCGACCTTCGTTCAAGGTGATCCAACTGCGACAAGCCTGAACGAAGGCTCGCGAAGAATGGTGCTTAGTATCCTTCGGATGCTGAACACTGATTTCAATAAACTCCGACAAATGATGGAGGATACACAAAATGTTTAAGGCTCGATATGCATTCATGGATGAAATGGGCGGAGACGGTGGCGCCGGCGGCGCTGGCGGGGCTCCTGGCGGCGCTGGTGGGGCTCCTGCTGGTTCTGGTACTGGTGGAAGTATTGATTACTCCGCCCTCTCAGCGAACTTCAAACAAGCCCTCTCGTCCGACTACCAAAGTCACCCGGCGCTGAATGACATCAAGGACCTTAACGGTCTGGCGAAGTCGTACATCAGCGCGCAGCAGATGATCGGTGCTGACAAAATCGTTCTTCCGCGCACAGATGCTACGCAAGAAGAGTGGAACAACCTGTATACCAAGCTGGGCCGTCCAGAGGCTCCTGATGCCTACGAACTCGGCCAGGGCATCGAGTTCCCAGCAGGGTTTCCTCACGACGACAAGATTGACTCGTTCGTCAAGGGCTTGTTCCATGAGGCTGGGTTGAACCCGAACCAAGCTGCTACCCTCTACGAGGGGTTTACCAAGATGCAGATTGAGGAATTCACCAATGCTACAAACGCCCAGATGCAGTCTGTTCAGGCTGGACTGGACGGTCTCCGTAGTGAGTGGGGCGGCAAGTTCGATACCAACGTTGCAATGGCTCGTCAGGCTATCCACGCATTCGGAGGCGAGGACGTCAAAGCCCTACTCAACCAGAACGGCCTTGGGGACCATCCGCTCCTGATCAAGACCTTTGCAAACATCGGCGCTTCACTTGCTGAAGACCGTGCGTTCAATGAACGTTCTGGCGACGGTGGCTTCGTCCAATCGCAGGATCAGGCTCGTGTTGAGATCAGCAAGTTGCAGTCGGACGAGGGCTTCATGAAGGCTTACACCAATCGGGATCATCCGCAACACCAAGCCACCAAGGCTCGGATGGATGCTCTCTGGGGTAAGGCCTATCCTGGACCGCAGCAGTAATTTCCCCGCAACCCAGGGGTTTACATGATTGGACCCCTGGGGTATAATGGTTACATCGGGTAGCACTATGTGTCCGATTGGCCGTCTGGAAACAGACCACCCACGCAGGTGTAATCGCTAGAGGGGTCCGACATCGGGTAGCTCTTCGAAAATGTGAAGTATTCTTTCATTTTTTCAGGAGACAGATATGTCACTCCAAATTGATCTGGCGATGGTGAATGCCTATAAGGCAAACGTCACGCTGCTGGTTCAGCAGAAGGGCTCGCGTCTGCGTAGCGCAGTTCGCACTGAGTCCCAGAACGCTGAGTTCGAGTTCTACGATCGCATCGGTGCAACCGAAGCTCAAGAAATCACCGGCCGTCACCAAGACACGCCGCTGATGTCCACTCCGCACGATCGCCGTCGTGTGTCGCTGCGCGACTTCGACTGGGCCGACCTGATCGACCGTCAGGACAAGCTGAAAATGCTCATGGACCCCACGGGCCCGTACGCACAGAACGCTGTCTACGCCATGGGTCGCAAGATGGACGATCTGCTCATCGATGCCGCTCTCGGCACTGCGTACTCCGGCAAGACCGGCGCAACCAGCGTCGCCTTCCCCGCTGCCAACCAGATCGCCGTCAACTACGTCGAATCCGGTGGCGCATCCAACAGCAACCTGACCATCGGCAAGCTTCGTCGCACGAAGGAAATCTTCGATGCTTACGACAACGATCCCGATGAAGAGCGCTTCATGACCTGTACGGCCAACAGCTTGCACTCGCTGCTGCGCAATACGGAAGTCACGAACGCCGACTACAACTCGGTCAAGGCTCTGGTTGAGGGCAAGCTCGATACCTTCCTCGGGTTCACGTTCATCCGTACCCAACGCCTCCAGGTCGACGGTTCCGGCTATCGCCGCCACCTCGCGTGGATCAAGTCCGGTATGATGCTCGCGGTCTCGCAAGAGCCGGGTGTCGACGTCGGTCCGCGCCGTGACAAGCGCAATTCGGTCCAGGTCTATGTGACTCTGGGTATCGGGGCAACCCGCATGGAAGAAGAGAAGGTCGTCGAGATCAAAGTCGACGAGTCCGTCCTCTAATCCGCATAGCCAAGGAGAACTTTCATGGCAACGTTCAGCTCCGTCGAATACACCGCCCAAACCGCGGTTCCTCCGACTCCGTTGGATCCGACTCAGGACAAGGGGCGTGTTCGCATCGCTCACTTTGATCTGACCGGTATCGTTTCGGGTTCCATCGGTGACGTCATCCAGTGCTGCAAACTGCCGGCCGGCAAAGTGCGCGTTCTGCGTTACTGCAACAAGCACGGTTCGTGGGCCGCTTCCTCGACCTTCTCGCTGGGCAACGCGGCGTACACCCGCTCGTCCGACAAGACTACGGTCGCGGCTTCGGCTACCTCGGTGGCTGCCGCGGTGACGATGAACAACTCCACTGACGTCGATGTTCTGGCCGGCGTGGTGTTCGATTCGACCACTGGTGTTCTCATTCAGGGTACGGTCGCAGGTGCGGCTGGTGGTACCCTCCCGTCCACGCTCGGTTGGATCGAGTACGTTCAGGACTAAAGGTTGCAGTTGGGCCTTGGCCAGGATCTCCATTAGGGGGTTCTGGCTTTTTTGGGAGTAGTTATGGCTTCTTCGCAAATTGAGATTGTCAACTACGCCTTGGCTGAATTGGGGGCAGATCTCATCACCTCGATGAGCGACCCTGTAAAGGCCGCATCACTCGCCACTGCAATGTGGCCAATATGTACTGAGGCAGTTATGCGGGCCTATCCGTGGAACTGCCTTATTGATCGTGCGGACTTGACTCCAGACGCACAGGCACCGCTTGGCGATGACTGGAGTACTTCCTTCGCGCTGCCGCCTCTGTGTCTACGCGTACTCAGGACCGATATCACCGACGACGAGTATGTTGTGGAGGGCCGGAAGCTGCTGGCTAACACGAACACAGTGAAGATTAAATACCTGAAGAAGGTTACCGATGTAACCCTTTGGGACTCACTGTTCGTTCATGCAGTCACCGCTCGTATGGCACAAGCTCTAGCCTACCCATTGACTCAATCGCAATCCCTGAAGGATACCATGGGCGAAGCCTACAAGACTCGCGTGCGAGAAGCTCGTTCCATCGATGCTCAGGAAGGAAAGCTAGACACGCTACAAGCTGATGAGTGGCTGGAGTCGAGGGTATAGCATGGCACGAGCGTCTATAATTCAGACGAACTTCACCGCGGGTGAGCTATCTCCAAGGATGGCAGCCCGCGTTGACGTTTCAAAATACGCCAACGGTTGTTTCAAACTTGAGAACTTCGTAGTTCTTCCGCAGGGTGGAATCTCCCGGCGCACAGGCACGTATTACGTAAAACCTGCAAAGAACAGCAACAAACTGGCTCGCCTTATTCCGTTTAAGTTCTCTGTAACACAAGCTTATGCTATTGAGCTTGGTGACACGTATATGCGGTTCTTCAAGGACCACGGACAGATCATTACCTCAGGTGTTGCGGCGTGGGTAACAGCTACGGCCTATACTGTAGGGGATCTTGTCACGAATGGTGGTACCACGTACTACTGCATAACAGCCCACACGTCTTCTGCGGCTTTTGCCACAGACTCCGCTAAGTGGTATGCCCAGACTGGAACTATCTACGAGATTCCCAGTCCGTACACAGAGGCTCAGTTGCGCAAGGTGCGTTGGGCCCAGAGTACCGACACAGTATACATGGTGCATGGTTCTGTTCGCCCAAAGAAGTTGACGAGAACTACGCACACGCGTTGGACGTTGACGGATATGAATTTCGTCGACGGTCCGTACATGGACAACAACGCCACAGCAACTACTCTAACTCCGGCAGCAACTACCGGAAACGGGATCGTGGTGACTGCTTCCTCGATTGTGGGCATTAACGGCGGTCAGGGCTTCTTGATAACGGATATTGGTCGGGGCATTCGTATCAAGAACGGATCCACGTGGGGCTGGGGCAAGATCGTTGGACATTCCAGTACCACCTCGATTACGGTAGATATTATCAGCGCATTTGCAGCAACCTCCGCCATTAACCTGTGGGCACTCGGACTCTGGTCTGATACGACAGGTTGGCCACAGAGCGTGGGTTTCTACGAAGACCGCCTTTGGTTCGGAGGCACGACCAATGGCCCGCAGACCTTCTCTGCTTCGATTTCTGGGGCCTATGAGACCTTCTCGCCAACGCAGAAGGACGCTACTGTTATCGCAGACAGTGGCCTTGTGTACACGATTTCGACGGATGACGTAAACGACATCAAGTGGTTCTCTGCTGGTAAGGTCCTCTCTATCCTGACCGGTAGCGCAGAGTTCACTGTGTCTGCGTCTAACCTGAACGAGGCGATTACGCCTACTAACATCAAGGTCGTACGTGAAACTAATCGCGGATGTAATGACACTCGTCCGGCTCGGATTGATTCTTCGGTTCTGTTTGCGCAGGCTTCTGGTCGAAAGCTTCGCGAGTACGCTTACTCGTTCCAGACTGATCAGTTCCAAGCACCTGACATGACCGTCTTGTCTGAGCGTATTACGCGTTCAGGCATCGTGGACATGGATTACCAGCAAGAACCCTACAGCATAGTCTGGGTGATCTTGAACAACGGCCAATTGATTGCCTTGACCTATAATCGTGAGCAAGAAATCGTTGGTTGGCATCGGCACCCGCTTGGTGGTACAAATGCCAAGGCTATATCGATTTGTTGTATACCTGCACCTGACGGCACCTACAATGAAGTATGGCTTCTGGTTGAGCGTACTATCAACGGGGCTACAGTCAAGTCGCTGGAGTATCTGACACCTGAGGTTGAGTATGAGGTCTCGACGGATAAGGAGAAAGCGTTCTTCGTGGATTGTGGGCTTACCTACGAGGGCGCATCTACCTCTACAATCAGCGGGTTGAACCACCTCATTGGCGAGACGGTTTCTATCCTTGGCAACGGCGCTGTTCAACCTGATAAGGTCGTTAGCGGTGGTGGAACCATTACACTGGATTATCCAGTGACGAAGGCTTCAATAGGCCTTAAGTACAAGTCAGCGATGCTTTCAACCCGATGGGAAATTGGTGGCAACGAAGGTACGGCGCAAGGCAAGACCGGGCGTATTCATAATCTCGCTATCAGATTCCTGGACACCCTTGGCTGCAAGTACGGACCGTCTGCAAGCAAGCTTGAGGAACTACAGTTCCGTACACCTTCCATGCCTATGAACCAATCGCCCGATCTGTTTACGGGTGATAAGACGGTTTCATTCCCGGCGGACTACGGTACTGAGCGTCAAGTGTACCTGGAGACAGATCAACCGTATCCTTGCACAGTTCTTGGAGTTATGCCTGCGATGGTGGTTTATGGCTGAGACGATAGCTGAACCGTTCAACTCGAAACAGTTGATCTTGTATAAGCCGCGAGCAACAGACGTTTTTGATGGGGATCCAGTACTAGAGATAACAGGCATTGCTGAACTGTCCTCAGCTGTTACACTACTTGAGGCAGATACTGGCTATGTTGTGGCTGTTGGTGGAGTTCTTCCATTGTGGAAGGGCGTTGGTGATGTTTGGATGGTAGGCTCGGATCTTGTGCCGAAGTATCCAAGAGCCATTTATCGGTTAGCCAGAGCCATGCTACGAGAAGCCTCCAAGGGACTGACGCTGCGTCGGTTGCAGTGCACGGTTGATCCGCGGTACGAGGAGCACGTTAGATTTATCGAACGACTTGGTTTTACCTCTGAGGGCCTTATGCGTAAGTTCGGTCCCCATGGTGAAGATCACGTCAGATATGCGAAGGTGATATAATGGCATGGGTTACACTGGTTGTCGCGGCGGTTCAGGCTATTAGCTCTATTCAGCAAGCTAAGCAGGAGTCGAGTGCACTTAAGCAGAACGCCAAGATCCACGAGAACAATGCGAAGCTCTTTACTGCACAGGCGACTGAGCAGGAGCGGAAACATCGCATGCAGACTGATGCCATGCTTGCGCGTAACCGCGTGGGCGTGGCGAAATCCGGTGTTACTATGTCCGGTACGCCTTTACTTGTGGCAGAGGATATCACAGGCCAGAGTGAACTGGACGCGTTGACTATTCGCTACAATGGTGAGATGAAGGCTAGCAGTCAGCGCTATCAAGCGTCCGTAGCCAAGGCGCAGGCTAGCAACGTAAAGGCCGGCGGGTATATGTCGGCCGTCGGCTCTATCCTGGGCGGTGTTGCTGGTTACGCCAATGCAGGTGGATTCGCAGGCTCTACGGCAGGTTCTGGTCTAACTCAGAGTGGCTCTGCAAACCTGTCTTCAATGAACGGTGGATACGGTATTCGCGTCCCGAGTGACTACGGCTACAGGCCACAGGTGTAAAATGAAAATCGAAACCTACAACTCGAACGTACTGCCTGATGCGACTCCTCAGCCGACTGGTCCTATTGAGATGGGAAACAGTCGCGGTACGGCGGCTCTTGCTCAAGGTCTTGATCAGCTAGGTAGCGCGACCACTCGTCTTGCCGTTCGCCAGCAGGAAGAGGACGACCACCTTTGGTCCATGAATGCTATGACCGAGTTCAGGCAGCAGCATATGCGCCTGTTCGAGGACGCAAAGGACAACGCCCCAGACGGCGCCGACGGCTTTACGAAGGACCAGAACGACCAGTTCGAGTCCAACATGAAGCTGATGCTGGAGACGGCCCCGACTAAGCGTTCTCGTCAGCTGGCTGAGATGCAGGCTCGAGAATTTCAGCAGTCGTACTTTGCCCACTCTCTACAGTTTGAAAGTGCCGAACGCCAGCGCAATCGTTTCCAGCAGCATGTTGACGGAGCAAAGGCTGAGTCGAATGAGATTGACTTGGCGGCGTCTCCGCTTGATGCTTACTTGCAACTGGTGCCTGCTCGTTTGAAGTTGATTGCGGGCTCTGGTGGGGATCCTTCCGCACGCCAGAAGATTGCCGATGGTGTATCGAATCACTACTCCAAGACACTTGTGCTGGCGGATGCTCGTAGGGATCCTGCCGGCACACTCGCGAAGATTGATGACGGCACGTATTCCAAGCTGGTAGGCTGGAATCTCTACGGCGACCAGCTGGAGATGCTTCGTCGTGGGGTGGAGGCTCGTGTTAATCATCGGGATTCTGGTGAGTCGGCTGTTATTCGGGATGCTATCACTGAGTGGGTTGAGCGAGTCAAACGGGCCGAGTATGATCCCAATACTGGCAAGATGACTCCTCCGCCAGAATTCGCCTACGACGACGCTCGAGTTGAAAAAGCTCTCGGACCAGTGGCCTACAAGAACTGGAAAGAGAAGAAACAGGTTTTGCCTATTGTCATGGAGATCGGAGCAAGGATCCCTCTGATGGGCCCGAAAGAGATCTCCGAGACTCGAGCCAAGTTTAAGGCTGACGTGAACTCGGGCAAGGTCTCTGCCGAATTTGGCAATGCTGCCGAAAGCGCTCTTGATGATATCATCCGGAACGTTACTAAGGAGAGACGTGAGGATCCTGCAACCGCGGCCCAGCGGGCGGCTGCGGGGTTATTCGGGGAAACTTATACCAATGGCACTCACGCAGACCAATTGAGTGCGCGAGTGATGGTTCAAAAAGGGATCTTCGGACTGCAGGACCACGAGGTCCGTTTGCTTGGCAAAGAAGAGCTCAAAGACACTGTTCGCAAACTTAAGGACATGACTCCAGATGGAGTGCAGGCCTACTTGCGTGAACTTCCTGAGCAGATCAATCAATCTCTGAAGAACGCAAAGATTATTCAGGGCAAGCACGAAGCCTTCAATCCTGAGAAGATGTCTAGCTTGTATATGGCAGAATTGTTCCAGCAAGGCGGATTGAATAAAGAGTATCTGTGGACGAACTTCTCGTCGAATCAGCACTATGGGAATACTTTGCTTGCGGCCACTCGTGCGAAAGAAGCTGAACTGGCAAAAGCTCTTCCAAAGGAGCAGGTAGTTGACTTGAACAAGCAAATCGAGACCAACGAAACTCTGGGTCAGTTCACGCGCATTATCTCAGCCTCAGCTGGGCCAGAGGGTGCCGACTATATTGGCTCACTGCAATCCCTTGTTACCAAGGCTGCTATGATTGCCATGCAGGATCCGAATAAGCCGCAGATCAAGAATGTGGTGGATGCGATTGTCAAGGATGTGATCGACGACCAGATTTCGCTCAACGGTACCTACTACGTGCCGAAGCAAGATCCGCTTACTCACCGGCCCCTAGATCACAAAAAGATCGACGAGCAGCTGAAACTTGCTGGCGACAATTGGACCAAGGCTAACGGGGACCGATTTGTGCCTGTTATCCACACCAAGAAAACTGGACTTCAGGGCTCGCAGACACACACAGATGGTTCGTTGAACCCGCGAGATGGAACCTACGTGTGGCTGTCGAACTCTGACGGTTCAGGCGTTTACCGCGCCGTACGGCTTATGGGGTCTGCTCAGGGCGATCAGCCTGGAGCCTACGCTGCTGTGCTTGATGGAAATAAACAGCGCTATGAGGTCTTGTTTAAGGATCTGGAAATGGTGTCTGGTTATGCTAAGGCTCACGCCTCGGCTCCTCGTAGGATTTCTGCAGGCTCTATTAGGGGCAAGTAATGGGCGCGCTAGTTCTCCCAGTTCAACGTGACGTCGACGTAGAGACTCAGCAAGATCTGTTCTCTTCGATGAAGCCTACGCCCTGGCAGGCTATGGGTTCGTTCTCCGATTCTATGCGTGAGAACATCACCGGTGGTTTACTCAAACTCAAGGACCTGAATTCGGCTGATCGAGTACCTTTTGGTAGTCAGCGGGATTTCGTGGATTCGGAGACTCTGAACGCCAAGTATGGCCTTGAGGGCTTGGACTTCTCGAAACATGGTCCGCGTACAGACGCGCAAGCCAAGTACATGTACAACCGCAAGCTGGCCGAGATTGAGCGTAAGGATCGCCGTGAGCGGGCCACTGGTTGGGCCACGGCTGCTGGCGTTGGTCAGGACTTAGTTGCTGGTATGCTCGACCCTGTGGGCATGGGTGTGGGTTTCGCTATTGCTCCGGCCAAGTTCGTTCCAGGCCTGAAGGCACTTGTACCTGTTGCCGAGAATACTGCAGGCAAATTTCTTCCTCGGGCAGCTTCAGCCTTCGCAACCACCGGCTTCAACACAACTGTTGGTATGGCCGCGCTTGAACCCGCTAACTATTACGCTCACCAGCAAGAGGGTGCTGACTACACCATGGCGGACTCGCTTGTCAACATCGCTGTAGGTGGCGTGGCCGGCGGTCTGTTGCATTCAGGGGCTTTGGGGGCGTACAGGATTGGTCAGGTTACGAACAAGGGCTTGCACTGGGTGGGTGACCAGGTTCCAGAGGGCTGGTTTGGCAAGATCGCACCTGAGACTCACGAAAGAGCCTTTGATACGCGTCTCAAGCAAATCCTTGCTGGCGATGACACGGGTATCGAACCGATTATTCGCTCAGACCGAAACGTTCAGGCGGAGTCCAGGGTTGCCGCGTCTATTGACGAACAACTGAAGCGGACTCAGCCGACAAGTGAGCCTGATGTCAATGTTTTGGCCGCCGAACTGAAGGCCATTGCTCGCGAGATGGACCTTGAGGAGATTACGCTCAAGAGTTTGCCTGGACGCTCCAGCGAGCGATTCGATCAATTGAAGATGGATTTCGACGGTCGCATCGAGCAACTGGTCAAGGCCAAGCAGGTTAAACTCAAGACTACCTCAGATGGAGTAGAGCTTGACGGGCACGCTATTAAGTACGACTTAGAGGATATCACGCTCAACGGTGTGACTTTCCGCAAGGTTAGATCAGTTCCAGAGCACCTCACGGATTTCGATCAGGCCGTGGGCTACTTCAAGAATATGAGTGCTGAGGGCAATCCGTTCGAGCTATTCAGCGTCAATGACCATGTCATGGTAGGCGGCGTTGAGAAGCCAGCAGCATACGGAACAGTTATTATCGAGAAGGATGGCCGCATATGGGTCACTAAGCCGAAGGATGGTTTTGGCGGTTATCTGACGTCTTTTTCGAAAGGCCGACTTGATGGCGCGGAAGATGCCTATGCAACAGCTGTCCGTGAGACTTTCGAGGAAACAGGCCTCGTAGTCAAGGGCGTCGATTATCTGGGCGGCTTTGACCGTAGCACCTCGTTTACACACTACATGGTTGCTGAACGTGTGGATGGCTCGCCGCAAGCCTTTGGTCACGAGACTGAGGGTATGGAGCTGCTGTCTGTAAAGGAGCTGTATAAGCGTCTGACTTCTGAAGGTAATGCCAATGATGCGGCTGTCCTGGAAAAGGCTATCGCTTGGATCAACAAAAATCAGAAGTCCGACAGCAATATCTTCGTTCCGCACATTGCCAAGCTTTCTGAAGAGGATGCTGCAGCTCTGCTGACTCGCACCAAGAACCCGTATGCCGTGTCGACTGACATGACGGTGCCGGTGATTCATGCCGATCAGCTTGGGGATCAGATTTCCGGGCCTCTTGGTTCCAATGACGGTGGCATTTACCGCCTGTCTGATGGCACTCAGGTTTACGCAAAGTTCCCGTCCAACCCTGACCAGATCAGCACTGAGATTGCCGCTGGTTTGCTTTACAGCAAAGCCGGTCAGTTTGGTCAGGTTGGAACACCTCAACTTCGAGTGATCGTTCGTGATGGAAAACCGGTAGGAGTAGCTTCTGAGTGGATCGAGGGACTGAAGCCCATTAGTCCGGATGATCTGGCCGCGCGACTGTCTGATCCACGCCTATCTCCAGCCGAAGAAGAGCACATCCGCCAGATTGGTGGTTCGTGGATCTTTGATGCGTGGATAAACAACCACGACGTTTACGGAACAGGTCCCACTTGGAATATTTTCTCAGACGGCCACGGTAACTACATCAAGCTTGATTTTGGCGGCTCGATGGATTTCCGGGCGCAAGGCGGAACTAAGAATTTCGATTCCAACGTTTCTGAGATTGGCACGTTCCCTGAGCATGCTGGTAAAAACCTGATTGCTGCGACAGTTGATTCTCAGGCTGTTGGCGCTGAGATGGTTCTGCGCATGTCGCCTGAAGACATCAAGGGGGCGTTGACATCGGCTGGGTTTGAGGGGGACAAGCTGAACCGGTTGGTGAGTAAGCTCATCGCGCGCCAGGATTCGATTCGCAAGCAGTTCCCCGATATTGCCTATCACATCGACGGCATTTACAACAACGTAACACATGCAGGTTCTCTGAAACTTGCAGACCTGTGGCTTGAGCAAATGGCTAGTAAGCTTACACACAAGCTCACTAACGCTATGAAGGCCACGATCGATGCGTATAAGGGTTCCTGGGCCTACGACATAAATAAACAACTCTGGGACGGTGGGCCTGTGCAAGGTAAAGACCTCTCGTCGCTCAGGGAGCTGGACGAGGCTATGGCTCTGTCTGAAGGACTTTCCACCGAGACAGTGATGTGGCGCTGGCAAGACTCTTACAGCATGGGTCTTACGCCACTGAACGTTAAGTCCACGCTAGAAAAGACTGCCTACCTGTACAAGAGCTTCATGTCAGCCTCAACACATACAGATACCTCAATGGCCGGCCGTGACGTCCTTTGGAGACTTGAGGTAGAACCTGGGGTCAAGGGCATTCCGACAAAGGTGCTTAAGACGATACACGGAGATGAGCCGTTCGCTAGCGAGTATGAGTTCATCCTGCCGCGCGGTCAACTGCTTGTTATTGACGGCGTGGACAAGGTTGTGTCGTGGATTCATGGGTCCCCGCAAGAGCATTGGCAGGTTCGTGCTCGCGTTGTTAATCCAGCCAATCTGTCTAAGGATGCGGATTCGCTGATCCAGACACTGCATGCGTCTATGGCTGACAAGAAGGTCGAACCCACAGACATGTTTGGTGGTGATGTTGAGGCTCATATCAACAAGCTGGTGGACGACCTGTATCAGGCGCGCAAACCGCCTGAGGTCCCCACTCTGACCGAGTCCGTCGATGTGAAGACGCCGGCGATGCTTGCATTTGAGAAAGAGATCGCTGACATGCAGGCTGCGATCAAGGATCTAGATCTGGATGATCTGGCTCTTAAGGAGCTTGAGATGGCCGACGCCAAGATCAAGGACACGGACAGCTTCGTTGACGGATTAAAGCAGGCTTGGGCCTGCATGAAGGGGCTATAATGGGCAAGTCGTATATGGACTGCGTGGGCGTTATCCAGAAGGCTTCTGGAGACTATCTCACGACCAAGCAGGCAGAACAGATTCTGGCTGAGGTTGATAACATCGCCCAGATCAAGAAAGCTTCTGGCCAACTTGACGCTGTCAACGCCATGGTTATGGACGAGATTGACAACGCCACAAATGCCTTACGCGAAGCAGCTCTTATCGAGAAGCGTAACGCCTTGATCAACGTCAAGGTCAAGAAGCAAGTACTTGACTACGTCAACAAGTTCAAGGATCCAGGCGAGGGCATGATGGCCTTGCTTGGAGGTAAGCACACGCGCGTTGAAGGGGCTCTTGCCTCTATTGACGCTCAGGGTAAGGCCGTCGTGGATGGTATGCTTGGCAAGTTCATCAACTCCCTGGAGAAAGAGGGCTTGATGGAGTCCTTCTCCTCTGGTGCTTACGACCGCGAGATTGCCGTCGAATTGTGGAACCTGCCGCATGGCAAGCCTGGTATTACTGGCGTTGAGGAAGCGGCCAAGATTGCAGGTTTCGTGCATGACATGCAGAATACCCTTGTGCTTCGTCAAAACCGCGCAGGGGCTTTCATCAAACTGATGCCTGGGTACATCGTCCGTCAAGCCCACGACATGTTCAAGATTCGCAAGGCTGGCTTCGAGGAATGGTCGAAACTGGTAGCCCCTCTCCTTGATGAAAAAGCAACCTTTGGAAACAACATGGATCCGAAGGTCTTCCTGAAGGAAGCCTATGACGGGTTCACGTCAGGCATGCACTACAAGGCCAAAGCCGAGAATGCCGCTGATTCTGTAACCTACTTCCTTGGCTTCAAGGGTCCCAGCAACCTCGCCCAAAAGGTGTCGCAGGAGCGAGTTCTTCACTTCAAGGATGCTGAAGCCTGGTTGGCCTATAATGAGGCCTTTGGACATGAGTCGCTTCGTGAGGCAATCATCGGGGGTGTTGAGCACTCAGGACGTAATATTGCTCTTATGGAGAACCTGGGAACCAACCCCCTGAACATGATCGACCAGGTGCTGAAGGTTCTGCGATCTGCTCACAAGGATGATCCGAAGATCTTCGACATGCTCAAGGATCACAACATCCATAACCTGTACATGCAGCTGGACGGAACAGCTCGTATACCTGTCTACCACAAGGTCGCAGCTATTGGTGCCGGTATTCGCTCACTCCAGAACATGGCCAAACTGGGCGGTGCCGTTCTGTCTTCGATTACTGATATCCCGTTTCAAGCGGCTAACCTGCGCTTGAACGGCGTGAATATCATCGAGGCCTACACGAACGCGTTTACCAACATTCTTCGTGGTCGTGGCAGTGCCGAACAAAAAGAAATCGCGCGCCTTGTTGGTGTAGGCTTTGAGGGTTTGATTCGGGACATCTCGACTCGGTTCTCTGCTACTGATCAGTTACCAGGTACCATGGCCAAACTGCAGGCCAAGTACTTCAAACTCAACGGTATGAACTGGTGGAACGATTCGCACAAGACTGGCGTGTCGCTTATCCTGTCCAACCACATCGCAGAGCTTCGGAACACTCCTTTCGACAAGCTGCCAGGTCAGCTGAAACCCATTCTGAACCAATACGGTATCAAGGAAGCTGACTGGAAACTCGTTGGAGAGTTGTCCGAACAGCACCCAGATGGCCAATGGTACTTCACTCCTGACAAACTTCAGACTGTGAGTGAATCACGGCTAATTGAGGTCTATGGGTATGCAAAGGAGACTGATCCTTCCGTGACCTCTCGTGATATCCGGGGTATGAGGGATGACCTAGAAACCAAGTGGAGGACCTATTTCGTCGATCAAATTAACCATGCGATCCCTCACCCGGGCGCCGCTGAGCAAGCATTCAGCATCTTGGGTGGTGGAACACAGCCTGGTACCACTCTCGGCGAAGCTCTGCGGTTCATTGGCCAATTCAAGTCGTTCCCCATCACCGTGGTTCGCAAAGGACTGGCACCGCACCTGTACCAAAACGAAGGATCCCTTTGGAGCAACGTCGCCAAGGGCAAATCTGACTACGTAGGCCTTGTGCACCTGATGGTGGCTACCACGATCTTTGGCTATCTTGCAGGTGCGGCCAAGGATACGGCTCGGGGGCTGACTCCAAGGGATCCGCGCGATCCAAAGACTTGGGTTAAGGCTATGGCGCAAGGTGGCGGTCTGGGCCTCTACGGAGATTTCCTGTTCGGCGAATTCAACAAGTACGGCAATTCAGCATTGGCCTCGCTTATGGGTCCGACTTTCAGTAACTTCGAAGACCTGATGAAGATCTTCTCGCGTGCTAAGGAGGGCGACAAGGTTGCAGGCCAAATGATGCGCGTCGCTATCAACAATACGCCGTTTGCCAACCTGTTCTATACACGTATGTCGATGGACTACTTGTTCCTGTACCAGCTCCAGGAAAGTGTGAACCCGGGGTATCTTTCTAGGGTTGAACGTCGTATAATGAATGAAAATAAACAGCAGTTCTATATCCCGCCCACGCAGCAGATTCCTTATGGTGGTGGTGACAAGGTGCTAGAGGGTGTGCGATGACTGTAGAGACTACAACTGCTAGAAACATACGAGACGGTAACGGCGTTTCTGACACGTTTGTCTATGACTTCCTGGTCCTAGACTCTGCCCATCTTGAGGTGTATCAGCTGGTCGGTTCAACTCTGACGCTGATGACAGAGGGCTTGGATTACTCTGTTACAGGCGTCGGTAACGCGAGCGGCGGAACCGTAGTCTTCACCGTTGTTCCACCATCGGTTCCATCAGGAACTGGCAGTATTGTTCTTCGCCGCGCTGTGCCTATGACTCAAGGTACGCACTATGTGGCAAATGACGCCTTTCCAGAGTCCACGCATGAAGCTGCTCTGGATAAACTCACCATGCTTGTTCAGCAGGTCGTTGATGAAACCTCTCTCGCGGTAAAAGTTCCGATCAACTACACCGGCGATACCTCTGACCTTTTAACGCAGGTTCAGGAGGCCTTAACTGATGCTGAATTAGCGGCCTTCGCGGCCCAAACCGCTGAGACTGCAGCAGCTGCTTCCGCAGGGGCAGCTTCCGGATCAGCGGCCTCTGCTGCTCAATCCGCTATCGATGCTCAGGCAGCTGTTGGCGGGGTAAAGGTCACGACTACTGATACAACCCCTGGCGTTCTCGAGTCGAAGATTCTTGCAGGACTGGGTCTTACCTCTTCTATCCAAAATCCCACAGGTAATGCTACTGTGACATTTTCCTCCGTCGGCGCAACTATTCTGCTGGCGTCTAAACTAGGAGCATTGTAATGGCCGGCAACAACTCCCCGATCTTCCCGGGCACCATGCAGAACTACCGTGCACGGATCCAAAACTCCGACGGCACGACGGCAGTCACGCTTGTCACCGGGCCGACAAACGGAACGAAGGTCGAGTCCATCGCAGCAACCAGCGACGACACCGCTGCAGTCGTCGTCCAGTTGATTGCCACGGTCTCGGCTGTCGATCACGTCCTCGGCGAAGTAACCATCCCGATTGCCGCAGGCACGAACGGAACGACGAAGGCGGTCAATCTGCTGAACACGACCGACCTGCCGTGGCTGCGCTCCGACGAAGCGGGTCGCCCGTACCTGTACGTCGCCAGCGGCACGACGCTCAAGGTCAGGCCAAAGACGACCGTCACCGCTGCCAAATACATCAACCTGTTCGCGCAGGCCGGAGACTTCTAATCGTGTTCGGCAGCATTGCCCACAAGCCATCGTTTGTGAAGCTGTTGAACATCAACATCACCGCCAACGTGCAGAACTTCAACATGAAGACTGCTGCGCTGGCTGCTGGGTGGAACGGGCGCACGCCGCTGAAGCTGACGGTGACGGTTGCCCCCGGTGTGTATGTCGGCTCGACCTCTGCCGGGACGTTTACCTTTGATACCGGCGTCGGTTTCCCGCGCGGCACAAAGCTGGCCGTGACGAATAACGGCACGATATCTGGAGGCGGCGGGTACGGCGGCGGAGGTGGTGCTGGTACCTCTGGCGGGGGAGCCAGCGGTGGTGAATCTGGTGGCATTGCTTTTCGCGCTCAAGTACCAGTCACTGTTACCAATAATGGAGTTGTTGGCGGCGGAGGTGGTGGCGGCGGTGGCGGCGGAGGCGGTGGCGGCTCAGGCGATGCCTGTAATGATGGTGAGGGAACCATCCACGGAGGCGGCGGCGGTGGCGGAGGTGGCGGTTGCACACTTGGTGCAGCCGGGGGCGGTGGCAGCGGCTCTGGCGTATACGGCGCTGGCGGTAGTGGGAGCGCAGGAACAGCCTCGTCGGCTGGCGGCGGTGGCGGCGGGAACAACCCAGCAAGCCCGTGTGGCGGTGGTTCTGGTGGTTCTGGTGGTTCATATGGGAGCAGCGGCGGCGGTGGAGGATCTGGGCGCAACTATCACTCAGAGCTTGTATATCCCGGCGCTGCCGGCGGCGCTGCCGGCGCTTGCACGTCAGGCAACGCAAACATTACATGGGCTGTGACTGGAACACGCCACGGCGCACTCAACTAAGAGGAAATCATGGAATACAAAATCACTGGATTCAACCCATATGCCGGCTCGGCGCAGGTTAATTTCTTCACTGCCGAATTCCCGGAAGGGCTGACCTACAACGTGGATGTTCCTGTCGAGAATGGCAGCTACATTTCCGGCGACGCGCTGCGCTCACACATCATGGCCTTCGCGCCTTATGGCCAGATCGCCAGAATTGTGGAGCTGCGCGACAACCCGCCTGATGTGAGCGGAATTCCGACCGGCGACATCATTGTGCCGCCTGAGCCACTTGACCCCGTGCTGGACGCTACGCTGCCGGAGGCAATCGCCTATGCCGAGAAGGCGATCGACAAGGGTGCATCTGCTGCACGGTCGCGCTTTATCTCGTCTGGCGTTGGTCAGGATGCCGTCTATGTGGTGAAGGGCGAGCAAGCGCAGGCGTATGCCGCCGCCGGTTTTACCGGGGCCGTTCCAGCCTACGTCGCTGCCGAGGCGGCGGCGACGGGAGTGACGGCACAAGCTGCGGCAGAGACAATCCTTGGCTTGCGTGACGCATGGAACGGAGCTGTCGGGCCCGCCATCGAACAGCAGCGAATTGGTGGGAAAAAATTAGTACGAGAGTCGGCGACGGTCGAGGCAGTTGATTCCTCCATGCGCGCCGCGCTTGTGGCACTTGAGGCGATTCGCCCGTGAAACAGGTCTTGATCGCTCTCGACCAACTGGCGAACACGCTGGTTGGCGGCTACGCCGACGAGACGATTAGCGCCCGGGCGCACCGCAAGGGGTGGAAGCGACGCGAGGCTTTCATCAATTGGTTGTTTCGCGATCAGAACCATTGTAAATCGTCTTACGACAGTGAAGTTCTCCGCGAGCAACTGCCGAACGAATACAGGAGGGGAGTACACGATGCTTGAGGGACTGAAGGTAGACGGCTCCAAGCCCGCGACGTTAAACGACGTCGAGGAGCTGTTTGCTTTGCATGAACTGCGCGAGCAGGAGATGTTCGACAAGATCATGTCAGCGTTTCCCAATCGCGACATTGAGGGCCACTGCAACTATCACCAGAGCAAGATTGAAGCTGCCAAGGCTGAGAAGGAGTTCTGGGATACTGCCAAGAAGTCGGTTATCACGAACGGCGTCAATGGCGCTTTCTCTTTAGTCAAGATCATCTTGACCCTTGCCGCGCTCGGGCTCCTTGCCAAGTACGGTATCGTGCTTCCGTTCCTGGAGCATAACAAGTGAGAAAGACTCTTCGCCAGACTCAGAGTGAGTTCGCAGCCCTTGTTCCACGGTTGATAGATCGTGCGATAGAACTCGGGTTTGAAGTCACTTTAGGGGATGCATTCAGAGATCCTCGCGTTCCCTACGGCCACTTGCTTTCGGCACATAAGAAGCGGCTGGCGATTGACTTGAACTTGTTCCGCAACGGCGAATTCCTTGAAACTACCGAAGCTCACAAGGATCTCGGCGAGTGGTGGAAGCAACAGCATCCTTTGGCTCGCTGGGGTGGGGACTTCCGTGATGGCAATCATTACTCATTCGAATGGGAAGGCATAAAATGAATCCGCTAATTCTTGGTAGCGTCCTGGAGCTAGGTAAGACCTTACTTGAGCGGTTCTTCCCTGATGAAGAAGAGCGCCGCAAGGCCGAGGCAGACTTCATCAAGTCCGCGATGGACGGTGAGCTGAAACAGGTTATCGCACAACTCGAGATCAACGCACGCGAAGCCCAACACCCTTCAGTTTGGGTTGCTGGCTGGCGTCCGGCGTTCGGTTGGTTCGGTGCCGTGGGCTTTCTGTACGCCACTATCATTCAACCTGTTATGGTTTGGTACGGCTCAAGCAAGGGCTGGCCGATGCCTCCGGATATCAACGCCGATCTTCTGTGGGTGGTGATCACCGGCATGCTCGGCATTGGTGGTCTTCGTACGTTTGAAAAAGTTCAGCGAGTTTCCAAGTGACGCAGAAGCATGTCAAGGGGATACAGGCCTTCACGGATGAGGGGGCTGCACATGTCCACTCACCTCTGCCCTTGTCGGTGCACGGGTATGTGTGGAACCCTAACACCTTGTCCTGGGAACCTGAGGAGCAAGCTACCGGGGGTAGTGCTTCTTCGCCTGTGCGTATGCTATTTGAAGAGGCTAGTGCAACAGTCTCTTACAAGGGAGAGGCTGCTCCTGGAACTGCGACCAGTTCGCCTGCCTGGCGTATCCAAAGGATTACGACTAGCGGCGCGTTGATCTCTATTCAATGGGCTGGCTCAGGTGCTTTTTCGCAGGTCTGGGATGATCGGTCTTCCCTAACATATTTGTAAAAGGAGTAGAACATGGCAAAAGGAAACAAGACCTGCAATGACTTTGTGAAGTTCATTGCCCACGCCACGGCGATGCCCAGCTACGGGGCAAACCTCGAGATGCACATGCACACAGGCGATCCAGGTGACGCAGGTACTGGTGCGACAAACGAGTGCGTGTACACAGGTTACGCCCCTGTATTAATCTCGCGTGACGTTGCTGGCTTCACTATCTGTGATGCAGATGGTACGCCAAACGCTAACGGGCGCGCCTTCAAGACTGCCGCCGAGACAACCTTTGGAGAGTGCACGGGTGTGTCTGATGATGAGCTGGTTACGTTCATCTCGCTCACGGCGCCAGGTGACGATCAGATCCTGTACAAAGGTGCTTTGCCTGTGGGCATTCGCGTAACTTACCTGCATACGCCGCGCGTACCGGCTGGCGCTGGCATCTTTAAGGAGCGTTAATCATGT